ACAGTTCAATTCTGAAGAAAGGTTTGAATAGAGTACTTCATTGTATCAATCCTGGCGAAGTTAGACGAGCCATGACTGGTGCGAACATCACCATTATGACTGATAAGATTATTTTCGCGGGCACCAACGGCGTTAAGTTAGCGGAGTTTTCGTTGCCAATCAACGCGGATATCGACAATAAATCCTATCTATTTACTTATGGTTTGGCTTCGGCAATGCGAAGCGTGCTTGACGATGACGCTCAAGTGTTCATGAAGTTCGAAGGCGATAGAGCGTTTATTCGATCTAACAACATTTATTTGATTGGGCCGATTCTACTCGGTGAGAAGTTTCCTGATTATAAAGCGCTTTTCAAGTTAGAAAAGACTATCAAAGTTCCGAGATTGGATTTCTATGACAGTATTCATACGGTGATGGATGTGTTGGATCCCGAAGATAATCACAGATTGTCGATTACTTTCAGTGGTAATGACATGTTGCTTAAGAATGACAAGTCGGAATGTAAGCAAACCTTTGATAATTCTTTTGACACGTTAGATGTAGACGTGAACGGACTCTTTCTCGATGCGTTGTTAACCAATATCCTTGGTGATAATCTGGAGATTTACTTTAAGGAAGGCAATAACTACATTGTATTTAAGTCTATAGAGAACCCTGATCATACAGCCCTTATTACAACCGTTAAAAGGAGATAATTGTGAAGGAAGATACGAACGATTTGTTTCTAGAATCACAAATCGAATCTGCTGTAATTCTTCTCAAAGAGAATGGTTATAAGATTTTTAAGACCGCTGAAGAAGTTCGTAACGAGGCGATCAAGGCGGGTTATAAAGTATCTGAGCCAGATGTTGTTAATTCTAAGATAGTCAATCTCACTGATCTCCGCAAACATTTCTTTAGACGTCTGTGGGCTAAGCATCCTGAATGGAGAAAGTATTACGTTCAAGGTAATTATGAGTCTGAATTGAGAATGATTAGATTGTTTGTGGAATCGAGAGAGAAGACTGGTTTGAATAGATTTAATGCTATACAAGAATGCGTTCGTATAGTAGACACAATCTTTGATCATGAAGAAGAATTTAAGTTTAAAGATCCTATTGATATTAGGGTTTTGGGACAAGGAAAAGTTGGTTGGGTGACTGAGAAAGCCTCTCTTATTTTGACGAGAGAGCATCATCAGAAAGAAGAAGCCCAATTCCAGAAGATAGTAGATGAACGAGAGCAAGATAGTTCTATGGATCTTGCAAAGCGAGCGTCAGAATTAGACGCTATGTTAGCAAAGATGGGAGAAAATAATGGCTAAGAAAAAGGAAGATCAAGTAGAAACAAAAGATGAAAAAAATGCCAACGCACTGGAAATCACTCAACAGATGATTACTAAAAAGTATGGCGAAGGTGTTATAAGTTTATTGGGAAAGCACGAGGATTTGAAAATCGATGTTGTTCCGACCGGTTGTCTGGCACTTGATGCCTCGCTGGGTATAGGCGGTTTAGCTCGTAGCCGTCTTCATGAAATCTATGGGCCCAACAGCAGTGGTAAATCTACTCTTGCTTTGAGTGTTTGTATGCAGGCTTTGAAACGTAATTTGAATGTTGCTTATGTTGACGCTGAACATTCTATGGATCCAAAGCTTGTAAGAAGTATGGGAAATGCGGTCGGGGTAAGTGCGGATAAGATGTATCTTGTTCAAGCATTTACCGGCGACGATAATCTTGCGATTGCTGAAGCGCTTATGAAGACTGGTATGATGGATATTTTGGTGATTGATAGTGTTAGTGCTCTTCTACCAAGAAGTATGTCAGAAGGGGATATTGGAGATAACTATATTGGTTTGCTAGCTCGTTTGATGAGCAAAGCGTGTTTGAAATTGACTCCAATAGCCAATTACAGCAAGACAATGCTGATTTTTATCAATCAGATTAGGCACAATATTGGTAAATGGGGTGACGATAGGGTACCTACTGGTGGTGAAGCTCTTTCATACTATTCTACAAACAGAATTAAGGTTGAAGGTGGAGAATCACAAAAGTCTAGAATCATCAATGATGAAGGGCTTGTTATCGGACATAAGTGCGCGTTTGAAATTGTGAAGAATAAACTTTCAGTGCCTTGGAGAACCGCTAGTATAAACTTGATTTATGGTGTAGGATACGATTACGTACATGAGTTGTTTGACTTGGGTGTGGACTTAGGGCTCATTGAGAAGAGCGGTTCGTGGTTTATTTACAAGGGTGAAAAAGTTCAGGGTGAAAAATCTATGGTAGATATCATTAGAGAGAATGAATCCTGGCACAAAGAATTGGATACTGAGATTAAAAATCGATTAGGATTGAAAAATGAGTAAGCTAGCTAATGATGTTTACATAGCACTTAAGAAAGTGTTCCCACATAACGTGATCTTAAAAGAGCACTACGTGTCTTTTAAGGGAACTCGTTTGTTTTTTGACTTTTACATCAAAGACTTGGGCGTGTTAATTGAGGCACAGGGTCGTCAACACAATGAGTTTGTACAACATTTTCATGTAGATAAGGCCGGATTTCTCGCCGCTAAAAGACGTGATAGCTTGAAACATGCTTACTGTGAACAAGAGGGCCTGACGTTGGTTTCTTTTGATGATGACGATGTTTTGGATGAACCTACTTTACTCAATAGAATATGGAGCAGAATGATATCATGACCGATATAATTATCAAAGAAGGTATGCATTACGATGATCCAGACGCACCTAAAGATTGTAATGATTTTGTGCCGCTGAATGATGGAACATCTTTGGGAGACAAGAAATACTGTGATTTGTCTAGGTTTTGTAAGCAGGTTGGTATGTTCGGTGAATGGATAGAGTATTACGAGGTTTACACCGATAACCAAGGTAACGTAGTGAAGGAAAAGGTAAGAGATTATCTCTGTACTGGTAAACAGCCGATTTGGGAAGAAAGAAGTAGGGATGGTGAAGCATCATGATAGATCTAACAGCGCGACTTGATGAACGAGCAGAAGAATTGATGGTGTACAAGATGCCTCGTAATGCAGGCTTGATGGATGAAGTTTTTGCTTTTGATCCACGAAATCTTGAGGCTACTGAATCAGCCAAGATAAGTCAGTATGCAATTGGCTTGTCGCAATTTCTAGTCTTTTTTACTTCGCAGATAAACAAAAGCAAGGTATTGTTGATGCAGAAAGAGCACATAGTAGATTCATACGTGGCTCAATCGGACATAAAAGCTAAGACAGTTCAAGAGAAGCGTATTAAAGTAATAGAGGCTTCCGCAGAACTTAAGATCATTAGTGATGCCATTGAACTACTTGAGTGCGAAATTCAAATGACTGAGAACTTAGAGAAGTATTACATCGAACTAATCAACAGTTTGAAAAGAGAATTAACTAGGCGAGAAGTTGAGCAGAAGTTTTCTCGTGATGAAAGGAGAATTTAATGTCTGAGCAATTACAGAAAGACGCTTTTTGTAATCCATCACACGAAAGAGCAGTTTTATCTTACTGCTTTCACGCAGTATCGAATTACCACATCATAGCTTCAAAACTATCTAGTAAGGATTTTTTGAATTCTGACCATCAGACTTTGTGGGTTTTGTTTGGTCAGTTGATTAAACGAAGGATCTCCCAACTAGATGTCGCTCTAGTCGTTGGAGAAGCAGATAAACAGGGGGTTTTGGCGTCTCTCGGCGGAATTAAATACATACAATCAATAGCTAACATGGAGTTGGGTGATGATAATCTCCGTTTTTATGTCGATAAAGTTTTAGATAGTAGTACTAAGTACCAACTTTATTCACGTTTGAACGTGAATTTACAATCTATATATAGTGATGCAAAGAATGAAGATCGTCTAGCGATAGATATGATTGGTAGTGCAACTAACGAAATCATGTCCATCTCTATGCAATCTAAGGCGGTTGGAGAAGCCATTAATTTAGGTGATCATGTCGATGCGTATATCGAAGCTAGGAAAGCGCAGGCTATAGAAATTTCTGGTTTGAGTACTGGGTTTCCTATATTAGATAAGCGTATTGATGGGCTGCCGCCTGGAACATTGACAGTTTTTTGTGCGCGCCCAAAGAATGGTAAAAGCACATTTCTTTCTACGGTGGGTAAACATGTCGCGCTTTTCTCAAGAAAGCCGGTTTTATATGTTGATACCGAAATGAGTTTCGAGGAATGGATGCCTCGTATTATATCAATGATTTCTGGAGTACCTGAACGTAGAATAAAGCACGGTGGGTATTCTGAACAAGAGTATTATAATATTCAACAGGCTCAGAAATTGATTAAGCAAGGCAAGTTCTTTCATGAATATATGCCTGGTTATTCTATAGACAGGTTGATGGCTTTGTATAAGAAATATAAGTATGTTGAGAATATTGAATTAGCAGTATTTGATTACATCAAAGCTCCGCCAGGCGCTAATTTTAGTAATAAGAAAGAACACCAACTCCTTGGTGATGTTACCACAGCGCTTAAGGATTTAGCTGGTGAACTACAAGTACCGGTGTTGTGCGCAAATCAGATCAACAGACAAGATGACGTTGCTGATAGTGATAGAATCTTGAGATACGCGGATGTTTTGATCTTCTTTAAGAAGAAAAAGAAAGAAGACATCGATAAGGTCGGTCTCGCAGGCGGAACATATAAGTTGATAGTTACGGACAGCCGCCGCGGTGGCACAACTACTGAAGATGGCATTGGTTTTGAGTTTAGAAAAACCAATTTGCAAATGTGGGAAGCGGAAGCGCAAGTAGTTGATTATGAGAATAGAGAATATCAAGAGGAAGAAGACATCGAATATAACAGAAAAGCTCTGTTAGATGAGGATGGGGATGATGCAGACACAGTTTTCGATAGATCCTAAAGAAGACCAGAAATTTAGACTGGCTCGTCTTAAAGAAGCCCTTGACGCTGAACAGCTTTTACAGGCTTTAGGTTTCACGGTCACCAGATCTAATTCGAGAGAAGTAAGGTGTGCTTGTAAAGTCCATGGTGGCGACAATAAAAGTGCCTTCCGAATGAACAAGGAGACCAAGAACTGGGTTTGTTATTCTCATAGTTGTCAAGACGATATCGGGTATGATGTTTTCAGTCTTGTTATGCATGTGTTAAACTTCACCTTTGCCGAAGCCGTTAAGTATTTAGAGACTATGGCGGGTGTGAATGTTTACGACGAAGCATCCTATCTCGAATACAAAAAAGCGCGGGATAGAAAAAAATTCATCGAAATGATGACTGATAATAGGCAAGTTCCCTCCGCCTTAGTAAGCGAAGAGTACTTGAAAAGCTTCAGAAAATTCAGATCTGATTTCTTTGAGAAAGAGAAAAATGGTGGGTTTACTAAAGAAGTATTGGATCTGTTTGAAGTAGGCGGTGGTTATGTGGATAGATACGGTTTTCAACGTGATGTTGTTCCCATACGAGACGTGAATGGGGTCTTAAAAGCCTATAGTTGTAGAGACATTACGGGTCAAGCAGACGAAGATTACAAATACATCTTGACCAGAAATTTTGAAAAAGATACTGTTCTGTATAATTTAAACAGAGCTAAAGATGATTTAGATGAATCAAGAACAATCATTGTGGTAGAGGGATTTAAGTCGGTATGGCGATTGTATATGGCGGGATATAAGAATGTTGTAGCGTGCATGGGTAGTAAGATTACTCCAGGCCAACAGAATTTGTTGTATAGTTATGCGTTCAATCTTATCTTGCTTTTTGATATGGATGCAGCAGGAATGAAGGGTGTGAAACACGCATTAGCGGATATGGATGGAAAAATTAGGATGACACCTCTTTTCTTACCATACGTAGATGCCGACCCGGCAGATTTAAGTGTTGAAGAAACTAAAGAACTTTTAGGAGGAAATCATGAGTAAGAAGAAGCCAACACAAGATACAGAGAAATTTTTTGACAATTTGAAGAGTATTACGGTTATTGGTACGCCCACAGCGATTTTTTTACCTGCGAGAAATTACAAATTCAAGGTGTATGAGCAAGCTTTTTCGGTAACGCTGCCGAGGGAAGGTAAGTATTCTGAGGTTGATCCTGAGTTTATGAAGGATCAAAATGCCGAATTCAATTTTCTGCAAGAATTTGACGGCCCGAAAGGTAAGGAGTTAAGAGTTCCTCTTGCTGATCTTTCAAGAGTGCTATTTGTGACTACGCAGTATCCAGATTTGAAGGACGGCCAGGCTTTTGCTCCAATCGGTTTGATCATTAGGGATAAAGAAATTGAAGTTGTCGGCAACATAATCGAAATGATTAAGGAGGACTAATATGAATTGTCCGGCTTGTGGAAGCGATCGTGTTGGTGTGATGGCGGAAGACAGAATCCCATGTGATACCTGTGAAAAGATTATCTTGATGGGGTACTGGATTTGTAAGAATTGTCAACTTTGTTTTAGAACTGCCAATGGTAGAATTCTAAACGATCCTTACGTGATGAAGGGTGACTTAATAAAAGAAACCTGTGAGGATCTTTGCAAAGCTGTTGTAGGCGATGCGCCGTTGGAAGCGAAGATGGTCGATAAGATACGTCACTGTATTCGATGCGACTCGATATTGGTTCATGAAAAGAAAGCGAATTTATTTCATTGTTCCGATTGTGAATTCGAGTGGGAGATTCTTTAATGAAAATACTCTCATTCGACGTCTCTTCAATTTCTACTGGATGGTCTTTTTTTGATGACGGGCGGTTAAAAAGCTACGGCTTAATCACTAGATCTGTTATCTGCGACCTGCCTGTAGTAGCCAGATTGTTTATTTTCAAGAATGATGCTGAAGAACTATTAGGAAAGTATAAACCAAACTATGTCCTAATTGAAGAGACCTATATGAAGAACGTCAAGACACTGAAGACGTTGATGCAGTTTATAGGAGTTTTGCATTTGCTTTGCTATGAATTGCATATTGAAGGTATCGTTGATTGTTCGGAACCGATTTTTTTAAGTCCAAACACTGTTAGAAGTTGTTTCGGTGTTAAGGGTAAAGAAGAAGCTTTTGATTTTGTGGTTAATAAGTATAAGAAAACCTTGGATAAATTAGATTTTAAGAGTGGAAATGATATTACTGACTCCATTTTGCAAGGCTTGTATTGGATAAAATATTTGAAGGAGCATGACGATGAACATGAATAATGGTGAAAAAGAATCTATTGCGATGTCTGCAACCAAGATGACCATGTATCTTCAATGTAAATGGAAGTACTGGTGTAATTATGTACTACATTTACCTCGCAAACCCAATGTCTCATTTAAGTTGGGGTTGGCGGTGCATGAGGCGCTGGCATTGGCTGGAGATATTTGGAAGCAAAGTGAGGGTTTTACGAAAGAGCACATTGAAAAAATAAAGGATAGGTATAAAAAAGTAGCGGCGAGAGAAGGGATTTCGGACACTACCATCTACAATGATGGTTTTCAGATGGTTATGGGTAAGTTGAAAAACAATTTTTCTAATGGTAAAATCCTAACCGTCGAAGACAAATTTGAAGTTTATACCGATCAAGGAGTTTTGTTGATGGGTGCTATGGATAAGGTGGAAGAACTACGAGAAGGTACACTTTTCGTTAGTGATTATAAGACATCCAAGTATTTTGAGACCCCTGACCAGTTGAAATCCGACATTCAGTTGTCTATGTATGACGCGGTCGCTAAAATTAAGTATCCTGATTATGAGAGGATCGTCTTATGTCTCGATTATTTGCGCGGCGAGCAGGCGATCACCTATAGAACTGATTCCGAGAGAGCGTCTTTTCTTGAGTATTTAACAGCCATTCATACTGAGTTGTTAAAACTGAAACAAGAGTACGCTAATCCAGTTCTTAATGAAATGTGTAACTGGTGTGATTTTACAGAACATTGCTCCGCTTATCAAGACGCCATTGACAACAAGACGTTTGTGAAGCGTGATCCTGAATCTTACAGCAGTAATGAATTGGTCAAAGAATACATGGAGATAAAGAACCGCAAGCGTATTCTCGACAACAGAGAAAAGATATTGCGTGATTTTATTTTGAACAAAATTCAATCTGATGAGCAAGAGGTAGTTGGTCAAGAAAAACAAATTGTTATAAGGCAGAATTCGTATACTTCTTACGATCCAAAGATAGTTTATGAAAACATTCCGTTGGAAGATTTTTTGAGGATGGCTAGTATTTCCAAGAA